CGGTGCGATCGCTCGTGCTCATGGCCGCCGCGGGTGCCATTGAATCCATGTTGCCGCTGATTTGGAGGACTGCCCAGTGATTTCATCGTTGCTCGTAGGGGCCGCCCTGCTGCTCCTGTTCTCGCCGTGGATGCTGAAGGCCGGGGCCACCGTGCTCGCCGCTCCGGCGATCCAAAAGCCGGCTGCGGGCATCGGCTACCAGAAGGCGATGGCCGATCTGGCCACCGTGCGCCGCCGGCTGGTCGAGACGAAGCAGCTGGACGACCAAGCCAAGAAGGCCATCGACACCCTGACTCTGGCCCTGGTGGCCGGGAGCGACCAATGAGCAAATGGCGTGTGGCCGCCGCCGCGGCCTTGGTGCTCGTGGCCCTCTACTGGTCGCTGCCAGCCAAGCCGGCCCCGGAGCCGGCGCCGCAGCCGACGCCCGACGGGCTCAACCTGCGCGGCGTCTTCATCGGGCCCACCGCCCCGGCCGACGCCGCGACCCTCGCCGCTCTCTGCGACGAGCTCGCCGATGTGATTGAGTGGGACGGCAGCCTTGACACGCCCCGCCTGAAAAGCGGCATGGCGTTTGACGAGCTGCGGATCGTGGCCCGCGAGGCCCGATGCCGTGGCGAGAGTATCGGCCAGCGGCAGCCCCACGCCCGCAAGGCGATCGAGGAGTTTCTTGTTGGCCGCCTCGGCACTGCCGGCGGCCCGGTGACACCGGAGCAGCGGGCCAAGTGGGTCGCCGCGTATCGCGAGCTGGGGAGGGCGTGCAGTGACGCAGCGCGGTAGCCACCTCCCGAGCTGGCGGGTCATGCTCGCGGCCGCCCTGCTCGTGGCGGCGGCCCTCGCAGCCACGCAACGGTGGCGAGCGATCGGCGACGGTCCGCTCGCCGCTCATTTCGGCTGGTCACCCGACCCCGACGTGACGCGCCGCTTCCTCGAGGAGCTCGGCGACGAACGCTACTTCAGCCAGGCGGCCGGCGAGGCGATGGAGAAGGCGTCGGGCACCGACACGTTTCTCTACCGGGCGATGGACCGCGCCCACCAGGCCCGCTACGGCAAGCCCTTCACCGTCGGCCGGCAACTGATCGGCGACTGTGTGAGTTGGGGAGCCATGCACGCGGTCTACTGTTCCGAAAGCGTCGACTGGGAGATCGGCAAGACGGCAGAGCCACCCTACCTGCCGGCCACCGAGGCGATCTACGGTGGCAGCCGGGTCGAGGCCCGCGGCAAGGACGGCGCCGGCCGGAGCCCTGTCGGCGGGTGGTCTGACGGCAGCACCGGATCGGCTGCGGCACGTTGGCTGCGGGACTGGGGCGTTGTCTACCGCCGCCAGTATCCATCTGCCGACCTGACGACCTACAGCGGCGACCGGGCCAAGCAATGGGGCGCCTACGGCAACGGCGGCCAGGGCGACAACGGCCGGCTGGACGCCGTGGCGAAGAAGCACCCCGCCCGCCATGTGGTCAACGTCCGCACGTGGGAGGAGCTCTGTGCGGCGATTGAGGCCGGGTTCCCCGTGACGATCGCGTCGAGCGTTGGCTTCGCCAGTGGCGACCGCGACGCCGATGGGTTCTGCGCCGCCCGCGGCACGTGGATGCACCAGATGGCGATCGTGGCGGTCCGCTACGCCAAGAACGCCGGGCCCGACACGGTGCGGCCCCGCGACGGGGCTCTCGTCATGAATAGCTGGGGCAAGTACCTCGGCGGGCCACGCTGGCCGGCCGACATGCCCGAGGGCTGTTTCTGGGCCGAGAAGGCCGACATCGTCCGCATTCTGAATCAGCAGGACTCATGGGCTCTCGGGTCGGTGGTCTCTGGCTTCGCTTGGCGGGACATCCACCACGGCGATTGGCTGGCACCATTCCCGCCCGACGCCAACACACTTTTGGAGGCTCGATGAAGATCACCCGCTCCCATGTCATCACGGCGGCCGTCTGCCTCATGATCGGCTACTGGCTGGCCAGCTCGCCGTCGTCGCCGGTCAACCCAAACCCAAAGCGGCCGATTCTGTCATGGATCGGCAAGATGGCCCGCACCGCCCTCTGGATCAGTCTCCTGACCGAGGAGCCGCCCGAGGTGCAGACGCGGACGCATCTGGTCCAGGTCGACGCCGAGGGGCATCCGATCCTTAACCACGGGAGGGGGTGGTAGATGTGGCAGGCATGGCTGGCATTCCTGGCGTCGTTGGCGGCCGAGCCGGGGGCGGTCGACGCCGAGCATCCACGGGCCGCGGCGGCCTGTCAGGCGGCCTACGCCACCTTCACACCCGACGCCGCGCCGCCCGCCCCCGCCCCCGAGGAATGCGTGTGCGGAAAGACCTGCGTCAACGGGTACTGGAAGCCCGACGGGAAGATCCTGCAGCCCTGCAACTGCAAATGCGACCGGTGCAAGAAGAAGCCGGGCCAGCCGCAGCTGATCCAAGGCGGGGCGACATGCCCTGACGGCAAATGCAACGTGCCGCGCGTGTCGCCCGCGACGGTTCTACCGGCCAGCCCAGTTAGCAGGAGGTAGCGGTGGGCGACACGCTCGACACGTTGACGCTGACAGAGCTGCGGGACTGTATCCGGCTGGCGATCGGCCCGCCGGCCGACGAGCTCGAGCACACCACCGACGTGCTCGTCGACGAAACCTGCCGCCAATGGCCGGAGCGGTTCATGGCCACGCTCGCCCGCCGCATGGGCAGCGAGACCGCCGGCGGCCTGGTGCTCGAGGCCATCCCGGTGATCCAGGCCCGCGTGCGGGAGCAGATCGAGGCCCGGTGGGGCTGCAACCGCAACCACCAAAACGCCATCGACCTGATCCTGCGGGCGGTCGTGATCGAGTTTGCGAACCTCTGGTTCACCGGGCCGGAAGCGCGGATCGCTATGCGGCGTATTATGTTCGAGGTGCGGCACTCGCCACGGCCCTAGCTCACATCGCCTGCCCGGCCGACAAGACCCGCAGCACCAGCACCAGTATCTCGATCCAAAATTCCACGTTCATGACTTGGCCCTCCTTGGCGGTTGTCAGGTGACAACCATGCTATCGGCGGTTGTCAGGTGACAACTTAAGGGCATCCTCGCGGCGGATGAACAGCAGGCCGTCGATCGTGACCGATCGCACTGTGCCGGCCTCCGCCCGCTTCCGCATGGCTTGACGGGTGATGCCGGCCAGCTTGGCGGCGTTGGTGCAGGTCACGTAGTCGGCGTGGTCGATGCGCATTCGGGCCGCGATTCTGCGGGCCCGGCCGGCGTGGCGTCAACTTGGGGCGCCGCTGCCAGCTCGCGTGGCGATGGTGGCCGGCGGGCGATCTGCGAGGCGTCGGCGTAATGGGCCTCGAAAATGCGGCGTGTGTTGCCAAGGTGGAGGTGCCCTGCCCCCTCGGCCTGCAGCTCCACATCGGTGCCTGAGGCCCGCCTGATCCATTTCCACGTGCCAGGCCGGATGCCGGCCCGCTTGACGAGGTTTCGCACCTGCGTCGTGAACGTCTCGTGGCTTGACGGCCAGGGACAAATGAGGTCCCTCGGGACCGTTTCGAGCGTCTTTTTCAGGGCTTCCATCGTCGACGCTGACAGCCGAAACGTCGACACCTTGCCGGTCTTCGATTGGGTGATGCTGGTCCACCCATCGGGCCGCACCGCGGCCACCGGCAGCGTGATCAAGTCGCCCCACCGCAAGCCAGAATCCCACGCCACCCTGATGGCCAGATCAAACCACACGCTCCTCCGCAGGCCGCACCGGTGCCACCTCGGGAGCGTGGCGGCGGTGGCGAGCAGCTGCTCGATCTCGTGGCGTGTCCACGCTTCAACCGGCTGGGCCGGGATCGACGTGCGCCGCACGCGGCGCGTCACGGGGTCGGCGGCGAGGCGATCATCGGCGGCCGCCCGCCACAGGGAAAGCACGGCCTGTTTTTTTGCCCGCACCGTCGCTGGCGACACCGTAGCCGAGTAGTCGCGGAGCCACGCCGACACCTCGAGCTCGTCAAGCGTTTCCAGCGTCGCAGGATCGAGTCCACGCGCGGCTCGCCAGCGGTTGAACAGATCGACGCTGATCTCGTACTGCCGAATCGTCTCCGGCTTAATCTCGCGCGTGAGCGAGTATTCGTGAAGGTAGTCGCGAAGGGTTCGCGTGCGTGCGGAGGCGATCATGGTGTCCCCGAGTCTAGGACGCTCCGTCGCCGTGTGCGGGCCACTCCTGCGGCACCGTTGGTCATTTGTTGTGAGGACTTACGTTCCACCCCTACAGGTGGAATAACCCGTCAAAAGTATTGCATCGGTCTACGGAACCGAAGGTTGCAGGTTCGAGCCCTGCGGGGTGTATTCGGCTCCTATGGGACGTTACGCCCCGTGGGTGCCGGGAGGCAAACGGCCGGGAGGCATCCACATGGCAACCGTCAGCAACAAGCGTCACCCCGGCGGCCGGCCGCCCGTCTACGGCCTGTCCGATTTCGGCCAACGGCTCAAAGCCCGGCTGGACAGTAAGGGCTGGTCGAGGAATACCCTGTCTGAGCGGACCGGCATCAATGCCTCGACGCTCTGGCGGTGGATGGTCGGCCAGGCATCCCCGCCCATCGACAAGGTCCTCCAGATCGCTGGCAAGATAGGCTGCGACGCCTCCGACCTGATCCCCAAGAAAGCCCGCTAATTCGGGTTATTTCGCACGTCAAATAACTGCTGTTGACCAGTTATTTGATATTTGCAATCCTCTGCCCCGTGACGCTTGTCACCGCTGGTCTGTCGGACGTGCCGGCAGCAGCGAGGATGCACGAGGCGAAGGATTGCCATGGCTGCCACCAGCGGACCAACCGGAGCCTCAACAGCAGGAGGCTTCCATGCGACGGTTTCAGGCGACGGTGAGCGACTCACAGTTACGGGCGTGGCGACGCCAGGGGTACACGCACGAGCGGATTTGCAGCGCGACGGGGATGACTACCTCGGAGCTCTCGCACCGGCTACACGAGGTCTTCTCAACCGAGGAGGTCGAAGCACCGGACGAGGACGAAATCGCCCGCCTGTGCGCCGAGATCCAGCAAGGGTGGTCGGAATCGGAAAGGCGCAAGCGCTACGTCATGCAGAACGGGCGCTGGCGACCGGCCGTCGTACCCGCCTCCGTTCTGGCATTGGCGAACAACTGGCAGCATGGCTTCGACGAACTGCCCGAGTCCATGCCCACCTGTGCGCCATCGTGAGGCTTTACGGCAACCCCGAGAAGGCCGGCGGCCAGAGCTTGCGCGGCGACACCTACCAGGCCCGTGCGGCCAATGGTGACCGCACTTTGCTTCATGAGGCCTTGAGCGTGTCGATCGACGAGCTCCACGCAATCCGCGAGGAGGTCGAGTCTGTGATGGCCGCGGCCCCGCCTGTCCAGGCGGCACCCGGCAGCAAAGCAAAGGTCGAGGAGATGGCCCGCCGTGTCGAGCGCGGCGAGGCCCTCTTTATTGACGGCGACGGATCGCAACTGCCCGACGGATCGGGCGGCTGACTACGGATGGTTTGACCGGCTGGCGGCGAGGGATCGCAGCCGGCCGGAATTTGAGGAGACGAGCGTGCTCGTGCTAACGCGGAAAGAGGAGCAGTCGATCGTGATCCCCGGCGATGCCATTGCCGCATTCAGGCATTGGGAGAAGACGGGCGTCGAGATCGTGGTGCTCAGGATCGACGGTGACAAGGTCAGGATCGGCATCGACTGCCCTGACCAGGTCGACATCTACCGCCGGGAGGTCTGGCGGCAGATTAAGAAACAGGAACTGGAAAAGGAGATTGGCAATGGCTCTGAAAATCACGAAAGGTAGGCAGGCGTCCGCGGTGCGGACGGTCATCTACGGCACCGAGGGCATCGGCAAAACGACGCTGGCCGCAGCGTTCCCCAAGCCGCTCATCCTCGACACCGAGGAGGGGAGCAAGCACCTCGACTGCGACCGGGTGGAGATCCACAACTGGGTGGAGCTGACCGGGGCCGTGCTCGAGCTGGCCCGCGAGCCGCAGGGCTATCGGACGGTGGTCATTGATTCGGCCGACTGGGCCGAGCGGCTGCTGATCGAGGGCCTCTTGGCCGAGACCCACAAGAAGTCGATCGAGGACTTCGGGTTTGGAAAAGGCTACGTGATGCTGCAGGAGCGGGTCGCCAAGTTTCTCGACAACTGCGACGCGCTGGTGCGGGCCGGCATCAATGTGGTCTTCGTGGCCCACAGCAAGGTGCAGCGGACGAGCCCGCCAGACTTATCCGATGGGTTTGACCGCTACGAGCTGAAGCTGACAAAGCAGGTGGCGCCGCTTTTCAAAGAATGGTGCGACCTGCTGCTCTTTTGCAACTACAAGCTCCGCCTGGTCGACGGCAACGACGGCCGCAAGAAGGCCAAGGGCGGCAAAGAGCGGGTGATGTATGCCGAGCGGGCCGCCGCTTGGGATGCGAAGAACCGTTTTGGCCTGCCCGAGGAAATGCCGATGGGCATCGAGCCCCTCGCCACGATCTTCACCGACGCCGCGCCGGCTGCCAGGCCGAAGGCGAAGCCCAAGTCGCTCCGCGAGCGTATCGCCGAGGCCGACAGCGTCGCGGTGCTCGGTGAAATCGGCGAGCTGATCGAAGAGCAGGAGTCGGCCGGCAAGCTGACCACCGAGCAGGTGGCCACGCTCATGGGCCTGATCAATTCCAAGCATGGCGAGTTGGACCCGCCGACCGGGGCCCCGTGGGAGAAGGAGGCCGCCGATGCCGTGGCATGACGAATCGCCTTGGGCGGCCCGCAACCGTGAGCAGGACCGCATGGCCAAGGACCGCTTGGCTCTGATCCGAGACGCGATGCGGGCCTTTGACGAGGGCCGGCTCAACAGCGTGAAGACGCTGGCAAGGATTGAGGAGATCACGACGGACCGCGTGGTCCGCGTCGGACGGGAACACACGCCAGAGGTGCAGACATGAAGTACGACGATTTTTGGGACGACGACCAGGGCGGCGAGACGGCCGCGGCGACGGAAGAGCAGATGGTGCCCGATGGCATCCATTCGGCGACGGTCAAGAAGGTCGACTACCGCGAGGTCGAGTGGAAGAAGCACGAAAAGAATCCGAGCGGCCTCTGCCTGACGCTGATGCTCGAGGTCAACGGCTACCAGCCGGTGTGGGCCGACATCCCCAACCACTGGCGTGGCCTGACCGAGGCCGTCTGTGCCGCTGCAGGCATCCACCCGCCGGCGAAGGGTGAGGACTGGGACGAGACGCAGCTGCAGGGGCAACCGGTGATGATCCAGACGGTCCAGTACGTGTCGAAGGCGGGACGGCAGCGTGTGCGGATCGAGAAGTGGCTGCCTGGCCCCAAGCCGCTGCCAAAGTCGGCGGCCAAGAAGCCGGCCAAAAAGACCACCAACCCCGTGATCGACGAGGCACCCGATGACATCCCTTTCTAAGGCGACGTTTTACGGCGGCCCGTTTGACGGCAGCCGCTACACGCCGCAGCAAGGCAAGTCCTACCCGACGCTGCTGCACATGGAGTGGCATGGCGAATGCCACATCTACGAGGCCCGTGTGATGGCAACGCAGAAACAGACGGCGATCCGCTACGAGCACCGCGGGGTCGTGATGACCGGGGAGGTGACATGAGCCAGAAGATGTATCGAGCCGTTTTCAGCGACAGCGTCAATTTGAGCGGCCTGTGGAATCACGTGACCGAGGGCACACTCGTCGAGCTCGATGGCCGCCGCCTGGTCAGCATTGGCAACGCTTACTTTGAGCCGTCCGATGGGTGGTCGGAGACAAAGCAGGAGGCCTTGCTGGCCGTGGCCGCCAAGGCTGAGGCCCTAGCCGCCTCGCTCCTCGAGCAGGCCCGCAAGATCCGAGCCGGGGAGGTCACATGAAAAAGCGGCCATTGATCCTGACATTTGCCCGCGTGGCCGAGGCCTACCTCGGGGAGCGGATCGTGTCGAATGTCTACGCCGGCAACGTGCGGCGCGTGGCCGTGCGGTGCGGCGAGGTCACGGTCGAGCGCGTCAATGCCTACTTGCGGCAGCGGTCGCAGGATGTGGCGAGCGTCACCGTGCGATCGGAGCGGACCATCCTGCTTTCGCTCTACAAGTGGGCCTTCGAGACCAGCATGATCGACGACGCCCCGCGGGGCGTGATGCGGGTGAAGGCCCGCAAGTCGCCCACAAAGGCTTGGACGATTCCGCAGCTGCAGCAGCTGGTGAAGGCCACCAAGGCCTATGAGGGCCGCAAGACTCGCACTGGGGCCGACCTGGGCGTCTTCCTGCGGTGCTGGGTGCTGGTGGCCTACGAGACCGGCAGCCGGTTTGGCGATTGCATGGCGTTCTCGGCCGACCACCTTGAGGACGACACGCTGAGCTGGACCCAATCGAAAACGGGCGACCCGATGGTGCGGCCGCTCACGCCAGCGTGTCTCGATGCCATCGACCAGATGCTCGCGGCTTCGCCCGACGGTCGGATCCTCGGGTGGGCCTGCGGCCGGCGGATGGCCATGCGGCATATGCGGAAGCTTCTCGACTCGCA